GAGATCTACACTAGATCGCTCGTCGGCAGCGTCAGATGTGTATAAGAGACAGTCACTATACTCTGCTGCACTCCAATTGGTTAGATTACAGGGGTTTTGTCTATCCTGAATGTTCATCGGGATAACATCTGCCTGAGTAACTTTGGGGCTTGCGACGCCTTTGCCTCTGTAGGGGAAGTTATGAGTTAAACCTACGACTCCTGTTTTAAGTCGCACGCAGTCTCGTAGTTCCATTTGCCCCTGATACCCTTGCTTAACATCAGCATCAAAAGCACTACGAAATACAGTACTTACTGAGTTTGCCATAATAGCACTCCTTTGATAATATAATTTAGTCTATTCTTTCAAATAGGCCTTAACTATATATCGGGATGCCTTATGGCATTAAAGCCGACAATTAAGGGTTTGAAAACTACTTTTTAAAGCAGAGGGTTTGCTTACGCAAATATGCCTCTATGAAAATTTATAACAAAAAAGATACGTTTGTCAATAGTTACCCCTGTGCGTCCTCTAGAGATATTTCTTGTGGTCTACCCGCTTTTATGCGTTTTGCCATAACTTCGGCGTACTGTTCCTCTGTGTATTCGCCTGCGCCACGTTTACGCATAATCTCTTTATCGCTTGGCAGTCCGTCTATTTTAGCGTTCGTTATAGGAATTTCGGGCTCGCCTAACTGTTGTCTCATTTTGTCAAAAAGTAAGACATGCTCGGCTTTTTGGTCTATAAACTTTATCGCTATATCTTTTTCACTTTCGCTAAAAAGTCCTTTTTGGAATTGTCCCTCTATAAACTGAGCAACGCCTGTAATTATTTTCTTGGCGTTGTCTCCCAGTTTGGCAAGCTGTTCGGATTCATACTTTTGATTTTCTATTTTTTGTTCAGCTTCGGTAAGAGGTTTTTTGATTACGCCACTTTCCACAAGCTGTTTGAAATAGTTATTCATAAAGTCATTTAGCTGTGATTTGCCGATACCGCTTTTAAATGCGGCCGCTTTGGCTACGTCTATTTCCTTTTTCATTTCCTTGTTTTCGTTTATCTTTAGTTCGGAAAGGTCTTTATCAAACTCAATAGCGTAGTCTTCTGCTTTTTCGGGTAGGTCAGCTTTTAACCCTTTTGATATTTTTTTACGAAAATCGGTAGCGATTTTAGTTTGTTTGTTTAATTCCTCGACAGTTTTGTCGGTCAATAATCGTCCGTTTTCTTTATCCCATAACTCTTCAGGAATACCTTCGGGCTTTTCCACCTCAATAGGTTTGTCGTCTTTTTTGTCGTCTCCGTCTTCATTGAGGGGGATTTCTTTATTGTCGTTGTCCTCGTCTTTTTTAGGTTCGGGTTTGTCGGCATGGTCGGTTAATTTAGTTGTGCCTTGAGGTTCTTTTGGTTCGTCTTTGTTTTCGGGGGTTTTGTTTTCGTCAGTCATTCTTTTTTCTCCTTTGTTCTGATTGTTTTACTAGCGCTTTAATATAGCGTATTACGTTGTTTTCGCCCTCTCGGTAATAGGCAAATTGGTTGCCTGCTTCTCCCCCGCCCGGTATTGCTATAGGGCGCTCAAGGAATTTTTTAACAAAATGCTCTAATACTTTTTTTCCGTTATCGCTATTGAAACAGTTAAAAAAAGCGTCTTCCATAAGAGCTTGTTGCTGTTCTTGTTCGGGGGTTAGTTTCGGGGGTTTTTCTAATTGTCTATCCCAACCGTAAGGGTTATAACTCATCTTTTGTCTCCTTTTTTTTTGTTATTAGCTCTGATACTTCTTGTTCGGCTTCGTCTATTTTTTTGTTTACCTCTTTTAGGATGCAACCCTGTTTAGTTTCTTTTCCATAAGCAGCTACTATGGTATCGGCAGGGTACAAGTTTTTAAATTCTTTCCAATATCTAATTCTAGATAACAATGCCTCTATTCGACTATTCTCTAAATCCAAAATAACCATACTTTTTTTCTCCTCTTTATTTAACTTTTCGCCTCGTTTACCATAATTTCTTTTCCTGCTTCTGCCGATAGCTGTTTATTTTGTTGAGCTTCCGCTGATTGTTGCATCTGCTGTTTAAGCAGTTCTCTATCCTCTTTGTCTCGGATAAATTTAGCAGGGACGCCCAGCTTGTCGCCTAAATATGCGTCTATTGCCTCTATATCGTAAGTTATTATCATTCCTTCAGGGTTTATCATAGCTGACAATTGCATAGCGTTTGTGATGTTTTGGACATCTTCCATTGCTTGTTGGCGCGCAATAGGCGATAGCATTTCTATTTTAACGTAAAAGTCGTCTATGTTTTGGATATCTAACTCGGGCGGAATAAGTCCCTTTCTCCACATAATATAAAGGGTTCGTATGACAATAGGGCGGATCATCTCATACATTATCCTGCCGAATGCACCGCCTATGTCTACTTGTAACTCTCTCATACGTTCCATTATTTCAGTAGCTGATTTGGGCTGTCCTGCAAGTGGGGGTAGCTGATTATCAAAAGCAAGTTTTTTTATGGTCATTTCGGTATCTTGCATATTATATTGTTCTAATTGCGGATTTCCGCCTGTATCTAGGCGTTGCACTGACGGTCCGTTCGGGCCTGCGTTACGTTCAACTGGGTTAAGTGCGCCCGGATAAATGCGAAACTTGTTACTATCTATGACATTGGGGTCGGTAACAGTGAAAACGCCTACAGAATTTAAAGCCATTCCTCTTATGGAAAATTCCTTTTGCTTATTTAGCATCTTGGCTTCAGGAAGTGCTTGTAAAGCAGGTCCGCGTCCAAAGACTTCTTTTGCCATTTTCGTCCAACGTACTATTACCCACGGGTTTACGTCCATTGAAGTTTTAAAAATTGTCCTTTTTTCTACTTTATCAACAACGATATAATCCCATTTGCCAGTTTGATAATTCAATAGGGTAGTTTCTAAAAACTCAAATTCTTTCTTTTCGTCATCTGTTTTAGGTTCAAAAGTAGAAAGCGGCCAGTATTCTTTTACCAGTTCGGCTTTTAATTTAAAGAGCCGATAAATTGCCTGTATAGAGCCGTCCTTTCCCTCCTCTAAAGCTACGTCTTTATTAGGAACGGATATGTACCTTACAGGGTTTTTGTCGTCTCCCTCTAATATAAGCATGCACCCTGTACCTATAAATAAATCGTAATAAAGTTCGCTTATGGCAAGGTTAAAATTACTCGGGCGGATAATGTTAAAAAATCGGTTAGTTATTTCGTCAAGTGCTTCGTTTACCTCGTCTTTTGCTTCGTCAACGATAGAGGGTCCCGCTTTTAAAATCATCCAACGTTTTTCAGGAGGCGTCAATCCTTGTTGCATTCTGTTGACGAAACTATTCGCAGCTATTATGCCCGCAGAGGTGTATACTCTATAAGTTCTGTCCTCGCCCTCCGAAGTTTCACTATATAGATTACGTTCGGGCATAAATAGGTTATAAGCGTCATCATAGATAGAGCGCCACTGTTCGTGATGGGCGTTTGCTTTGCCGTAATTTGCTAGTATGCGTTCTGCGGATATGGTCATTTTTTAACCTCAATTAAACTGGCGATACCTGCCCCGTTCGTAACAACTCTAAATTTAGTTAATTTTCCATTTTTTTTAATCATAACATATTTGGTTTTTAGGCGCTTGATATCCTTATTTGTGATTACCTTAATTTCCGCTTGCGACTTTCGGAATAGTTTTTTTATAAATTCAATCATTTTGTTTTTGCAAACTTTCAAAAATCCTCAATGCTGGGTAAGATATTTTTGCAGGTAGCTCTCCCAATGCCGATGTGATTGTTATAATCTGCTCCCCTGTTATAATAAATTTATCCTCTTTTTTTAGTTCTTTTTTTTCGTCTGCCATTTTTTACGCCTCCAAGACTTTTAATCTTTCGTTTAGATTTTGCACTGCCAACAAAGTAAGTAACCCTATTTTGGAATACTGCACAGTTTCTAATTCTTTTAAATGGTTTCCTGTTTCGTCAAGTACAGGGGATTTTTCTGTTTGTTCCATTCCGTCAATTACTTCGCCTGTTTTTGTAGTTACATATTGATATTTATAAGAGCAAATCTGCGGGAAGTATTTTTCTACTTCCTCCGCTATAGTTCCCAACTGGTCTACGCCTTTTGTTTTATCTTTAAAGTCAAAAAGTTTTA